CGGCCTTGCCCCATCGATGTTGATTAACTTCAATAACGGGCAACCACCCGCAGAGGTTAAGGATATGATTGAGGCTCAAATTCAAAATAAATTCAGCGGTTCATCAAATGCGGGTAAGTTTATTCTTTCTTTCAATGATAACGTAGAATCCAAGGCGGATATTACACCCGTTCAGTTAAGCGATGCGCACAACCAGTACCAATTTTTAAGCACTGAATCAAGTACCAAAATTATGGTAGCCCATCGAATTACATCCCCAATGCTTTTAGGTATTAAGGATAATTCAGGGTTCGGAAATAATGCCGAGGAACTTAAGACCGCAGCGATATTTTTTGACAATACCGTTATCCGACCATTCCAACGCCTTTTATTAAATGGTGTACAAAAGGTAATGAATTACAACGGGTACAATTTGGATATTTATTTTAAGACGTTACAACCTTTAGAGTTCACCGATTTATCTGGTAAGGTAATGGATGCCGAAACGAAGGAAAAGGAATACGGCTTTAAAAAAACTGAGTTGGCAGAATCATTCACCGACTATCCTGAAAGTGCCTCAAACAACGCAAAAAGGGCGTTAAAATGGGTAATGGATAACGGGTGGGGTGATTGCGGCACAAATGTAGGCAAGGCAAGGGCGCACCAATTAGCAAACAAGGAACCCATATCCGAGGAAACTGTTAAGCGGATGGCATCATTTCGTCGGCATCAACAAAATAAAGACGTGCCATATACGAAAGGTTGCGGTGGATTAATGTGGGATGCTTGGGGCGGTGAAAGCGGAATAAGTTGGGCCGAGAATAAAGTTAAGCAATTGAACCTAAGTGCTGATAAACCCGAATTTACCGCCGAAGCCGAATCCGATTGGTTGCAATATTTAGAAACCAAAGGCGAGGTAATTGGCGAAGAGTACGAATTAATCGAAGAGGCAGTTGTAACCGATGCCGATAAAGAAGGTGAATATAAATTTTTTAAACGCTTTGCAGAACCCGAAGAAAAAAGCAAGGATGATAAGGGCGTTTATTTAATTCGTTACCGATACGCACCAATGCAAACGGCGGGGAATAGCCGTCAGTTTTGCAAGGATATGGTCGCTAATGCCAAGTTAGGTGTCGTATATCGACGTGAGGATATTGATACGATGGGTGACCAAGGCATAAACGGACAATTTGCCCCAAGTGGAACGTCTAATTATTCAATCTGGAAATACAAAGGGGGTGTTAATTGTCATCATCAATGGTATCGGTTATCTTATATGAGAAAGCGCAAAGGAAACGGCGGAGCGTTCTTGCCGTTGTCACCTGAGGAAAAAGCCCAAGGCATAAAAGATATCCAAGAAAATTATAAGCGTGTTTCAAATCAAAGTGCGGATTCTGCGGGTGTACCTTTTGACCCGCCAAGTTGGGATATCGCAAGTACCAAAACTAAAGATTTACCAAACGGGGGCAGTTTAAAAAATAAATAAGATGTACGTTAACGATAATGTTTTACTGATAACAAAGGACCACCTTTTTAAGTACACCCAATTACAAGGGAACGTCGATATTGATAAGGTAACCCCATTTGTAAAAATTGCCCAAGATATCCAAGTTCAGGAAATCTTAGGTACAAAGTTGTATCGCCGCATTTTAACCGATGTTAAAAACGATGTGTTATCGGGTAACTATTTAACGCTTGTGAGCGAGTATATTCAACCGATGTTAATTCATTATGCGATGTCGGATTTTATGTTGTTTCACGGCTACGAAATCAGCAATGCGGGAATATTAAGAAACGCCCCCGAAGGAACAAGTTTACCCGCCAAGGAGGAATTGGATTCATTGGTAAAACGCCAAAGGGATATCGCTGAAACGTATCGCACGAAGGCAGTAGACTATTTGAGTTATTACCCCCAACTTTTTCCCGAATACAACGCCGACCAACAAGCGGGAATGTATCCAGATAGCAACCCCTCAAATTACGTCGGATGGAATCTATAAAAAAACCATACAAGCCAAAGGCCGACAAGGTCGAGAAACTTAGCAAAGTTTACGCCGAGTTAAAAAAAGATGCGCCAAAAGTTAGCCCATTATTTAAAGGCGTTGCAAAGGTGTTATTTATGGCAATTTTGTTTTCGTCTTGTTCGGCTAACTACCATTTAAAACAAGCCATAAAAAAGAACCCAAACATTATTACCGAAAAAGTAATTCGGCAAGTTGATACTTTGATAATTCGGGATTCGGTTAAAACCGAACACACCTACGTTACCAAATCAATTGATACTATTGTAATTGATAACGAGCATTTTAAAACCACGATTTACCGCTACCACGATACCATCAAATTGGTTCAGGTGTTAAAAGCGGATACGGTTAAAATTACTCAAAAGTACGTTGTGCCATCAATTGAATACAAGCCTTGGTATGAAAAATATATGGGATTGTTGGGATTGGGCTTAATAATTTTAATTTTAGTCGGTTGGGTAACAAAAAAAATCTAACCCAAACGATAACCCAAAATCACGTTATTTATATATGAACCCATCTAACGCTACACTTTCGAGGTCATCGCCAAAAGGCGGAAAGCGTGGATGCTTATGCAAGGATGGGCGGACATATAGCGTTAAGTGTTGCGATGGTACTTTACAAGCCCAAGGTATTGGCCCAATTAGTGAAGGTGGGCCACCATTACCAGTATTAATTCCGTGGGCTTGGGGCTTATCGGACACGTTATTAAGTAGTGCCGAAATTGCGCAGTTAATCGAGATTGGGAATTGCAATTTAATTAACGATTACGCCGTGGGCGAATTGAAAATAGTATGGGGAGCAACGGGTAAATATTTATGGTTTGCGACTCAAAGCGTTTACCCAACTAAAACAAAATGGTTTAATACACCTTTAAATCAAGGCAATATTGGTTTAAGTACGGATTTATTTGGCCCGAACGAAAGTGCCTTTGTAAGTACAAGTTTTTACAATACCGATTTTAAAATATATCGTTCAAATTATGCAACCACCACAAGCGGATTAATGACAATTGAATGAGTATATTAATAAACGATAATTTACAAAATCAAAGCCCCAAACCACTTGACGAAAGATACGGGCGATATACGGACACAAGTGCCGCTTTAAGTGCTATTCCATCGCATCAAAGATTTATTGGCTTAACGGTTGGAATTGGAACGCCCGTAGAGGAATATTGGTTTAAAAATGGTGTTCTAAACACTGATTTAGTCGTTAAGTTGCCCGTCATAAATTACCCCGTTACAAGTGTAAACGGACAAACTGGAGCGGTGGTACTTACGACTACCGACATCGCAGAAGGTACAAACGAGTATTACACCGATGCCAAAGTTGATGCGGTACTTGTTGCAGAAGACGTAACCAAGCAAGGAAACACCTTTAACGGAGCGGAGCAATTGGTGCAACTTGACGCAAGTGCAAAGTTACCAGCAATTGACGGCAGCAACCTCACAAATTTACCTATACCTCCAAGTACGGGAGGCAATTTATACCTATTTTATAACTACTAAATGGCAAACACATCACCCATATTCGCACTTGTACCTGAAACGAAGATAGTAACGGTTACGACTGCAACCACCGATAGAACGGGAGCGACTACTACTAACCTTGCAGAGTTGTTAACCGCAGGAACTGAGGGAACTAAAATCACTCAGATAGGCGCAAAGGTGGCAGGTACAAATACGGCTTGTTTGGTGCTGATATTTATAACCGATACCGCAGGGGCTAATCCTAAGTTGTACGATGAGATTGGACTTTTAGCAATAACCGCATCTACCACAACAACATCACAACGAGCAGTTACTGCATATAGTGACTTACAATTAAAAAGCGGACAAAAAGTTTTAGTAGGCACAACCGTGGCACAAGCCGCAGGAGTTAATATTTTTGCAATTAAAGGAGATTACTAATGTCAAATTTTGGTTTGTTTAGAGGGTTTTCAGAAAAAATGTTTGAAGGCGAATTGCCTATTAATTTAGGTACTAAAGGGTTTATAAATTTATCACCGTTACTTTTAGATATATACACAAATGCGGCTGCTGCTTACTCGTTGCGCAAGTTAAGAACTGATTATAACGGATTTTGTATTAAAGTTAGAAGAGATAACAATGATGAGTTAGATATAGGCTTTGACCTATCAGCTGAATTAGACATTTCTGCTTTAATAAATTTTGCTGGGGCTGGCAATGCTTATGTCACAAAAATATACGACCAAAGTGGCAATAATAGAGATGCGTTGCAAACAATTTTATTAAACCAACCCCAAATAATCACCAATGGAGTAGTAATAACCAAAAATGGTAAAGCTGCAATGTCTGGAATTGTAAACTCATCATTAACTGCTACAACCAGCTCTATAAATCAACCCTACACTATATTTGCGGTAACTCAAGGTGATGATGTGGCAGGTCAAAGATACATTTCTGACGGAATTACCGATAATTCTTCTCAATTGGCCATACAGTCAGAGTTTGCATTAGGAATATTTGCAGGTAATTTTATCTCTCATTCAAGTATTACAAGTTTAAGAAATGTTTTTTTATCTTATGCTTTGTTCAACGGAGTAAATTCGCAAATAGCAGTAAATGCAAACAATATAACCAGTGGTAACGTTGGAAGCAACAATATTGGAACAAGAATTACATTGATGTCCTCAGGTAATTTAACCAAAGGTTTAAGAGGGTTTTTTCAAGAATGGGTATTGTATAATAATGTACAAAGTGCTAACCGAAGCAATATTTCTGATGAGATAAACGACTTTTACTCTATATACTAATGATAGGATATAAATACAACACTAAAAATGAAGCAATTGCAGCACAAAAGGCGTGTGATAATTACTATGGAATTCCCGTGCATCCCGATGACGTTACACAGCATTGGTGTGGTTATAGTTTGGCAGAATTAAACGAGCCACAATTTTATTATATAACCTATCATATGAGTTTAGTTCCTGTATTAGGTGAACCGATTGAATTTGAAGTAACACAAAACAATGAAACTAACTGATACAACCGCTAACGCTTTAGCCACGACATCGTTCGTTAGTTGGCTATCCGCTATATCCACCCTTTGGAATCCTATAATCTCAATGATAGGCGGACTTATCGCCATAATTACGGGCTTGGTTGGTCTTCGTTACTACATTAAAAAATTAAATCAACAATGAAATTACCTTTAAGTTTTGAGCAGTTTAAAAGCGACCCGACCAAGGCAATTATGTTTTTATTACTTGCGGTAGTTAGTGTTTTGTATTATCGTGCCGAAGGGCAATCGAAAGATATCAATTTAAAATGCGAAAAGCGTTTATTGGTGTGCGAGGGGAAATTGGACAAGTTAGGCCACGCCTTAAAGACACAAGATTCATTGTGTTCTGCATTGGTAACCGAAATCAAAATCTACAAATCATTAGGCAAAATATGAAGTACCTTTTTTTAATAGGCTTGGTTTTAACACTTGCAATGTGTAGCGAAGAGCCACAAATTGAAGTTGAAAAAGAACTTGAACACGCCACTGAATTACACGATA